ATCACGAAGTCTCCAGTAGCGCCAACAACCACGGCAGCTTCGGGTATCTGGACGCTCGACCAACAGATGCAAGCTCAGAAGGCGGGTACATGGCCTGCCCCACCCATATTCATCGAAGACTTGTTCTCGACTTGGCTGTATAACGGAAACGGCACTACACAGACCATCATTAATGGGATTGACTTATCCACCTATGGTGGGTTGGTTTGGCAAAAAGACCGCACACAAGCCCTTAACAATCGAGTTACCGATACTGTTCGCGGGGCTACAAAAACGCTTATAACCGATTCCATTACAGATCAACAAAACTATGCTGGTGGGTTGACAAGTTTTAACTCAAACGGATTTTCTATTGGGACAGACGGCCCTGGAAATAACGCAGGTGATACTTTTGCTTCTTGGACATTCCGCAAGCAGTCAAAGTTTTTTGACATTCAAGAGTGGACGGGCAATGCTACTAATCGCACTATCTCCCATAATCTTGGGTCAGTACCCGCTTGCATTATGGTCAAGCGCAGAGATGCAAGTGGAGCATGGCAGGTTTACCATCGTTCATTAGCAAACACCGAATACCTTGTTTTAAACACCACAGCCGCAGTAGCTACAAACGCTAATCGTTGGAACAGCACAACCCCAACAAGCACAGAATTTAGCCTTGGCACTGATGTAACTGTTAACGCATCAGGCGGCTCATATGTTGCCTACCTCTTCGCCCATGACGCAGGAGGCTTCCCTGTTTCTGGTGGTGGCTCAACCAACGGTATTTCGTGTGGTTCTTGTGTATCTGACGGAAGTGGCTATATCCAGCCTGTTGATTTGGGGTATGAGCCACAGTGGGTGATGCTTAAAAGAACTAATTCAGCCGCAAACTGGGTCATGATGGATACGATGCGAGGTATGGCTAATACAGCCGCCGCTGCCTCCCCAATTCTTTTGGCAAACTTATCTGATGCTGAAGCCGCAACTGGTGTCCAAGTTAATCCAACAGCAACAGGTTTTGAAGATACTCTTTGGGGTGGTTGGGGTGCAAGCAATACCTACATCTACATTGCTATCCGTAAAGGCCCGATGAAGACTCCTACGACTGGGACAAGTGTGTTTAGTGCTAATTTAGCGGCAGCACAAGGTCAGTTGACTACAGGTTTTCCAGTTGACTTAGGGATGTGGAACTACACGCCCGGCTACTCTGAAAACACAGTTGTAAATGACCGACTCAGGGGCGTATCAAGCACAAATACGACTGCTTTTGCAAATAACTTAATTACATCTTCATCTGTTCCTGAACAATCATCACAAAGCACACAAAATTGGAACAACACAGGACTTTATGCGGTATCTGGCGATGCCGTGTTTTATTCCTTCCGCCGCGCCCCCAGCTTTTTTGATGAAGTTTGCTATACGGGGAATAACACAAGCAACAGAGTGCTAAACCACAATCTTGGAACAGCGCCAGAAATGATGCTCTTCAAACGAAGAGGGCCAGTAGGTACTAATGCTGGCTGGCTTGTTTATCACGCAGGTATGTCAGCGCCAAATAATGACTACATTATTTTGAGTTCTGATGGTGCAAAAAGCACTCTTAGTGGTATTTGGGGAACCCCAACAGCATCAACATTTACGTTGGGAATTGCTACTACACAAACTAACGGAGCAAGTCCACAGACCTATGTTTCGTACCTCTTTGCAACATGCCCCGGAGTCTCCAAAGTAGGAAGCTACACAGGCACTGGAACTACACAAACCATTAACTGCGGGTTTACTGCTGGCTCACGTTTTGTCCTTATCAAGCGTACTGACAGCACTGGCGATTGGTACGTCTGGGACTCTGCTCGTGGCATCGTAGCTGGTAACGACCCCTACCTTTTGTTCAACAGCATCGCCGCTCAAGTGACAAATACAGACTACATTGACACCGCAAACTCGGGTTTTGAAATATCCTCGACTGCGCCAGCAGCCATCAACGCAAACGGTGGCTCTTACATCTTTCTTGCAATCGCTTAATAGGAGTTAATCATGGAAATTCGTTTACGCTCAACTGGTGAAGTCATGTACGAGAGCGAGTTCCGTACTCGCTTTGCTCAGAACCTGCCACCCCGCCCACTGACCCAAGATTGGCTCAACACCTACGTCAGTGACCCTGCTGGCGACATCGTGTTTGAAGGCCCACAAGCTACAGGCGGCACGGTCTATCAGTACAGCCAACGCGCTGGCGTGGAGCAGCTTGACGGCAAGTGGTACACCAAGTACATCCTTGGCCCTGTCTTCACAGACCGTCCTGCAACTGAGACAGAAGCTGCCCAAACAGCAGCAGAGCAAGAGGCTGCTTACAAGGCCATGAGAGACGCTGAACAGGCTAAGTCAGTGCGTACAAGCCGTAATGCCAAGCTGTCGGAAACCGACTGGCGCTATCGCCGCGACCAGACAACGACACCCGAGTGGGACGCATACTGCCAAGCTCTGCGTGATGTCCCTGCACAAGCTGGCTTCCCTTGGACAATTACTTGGCCTGAACAACCGGCCTAACAAGCCGATGTAGAAGCGGGGGTTAAAAATGATCGATCCGCTTACAGCCCTAGCGGGGATACAGGCCGCAGTTGCGCTGATAAAGAAAGTTAGCAAGACTGTTGATGATGTAGCTTCGCTAGGCCCGGTTTTAGGCAAGTACTTTGATGCGAAGTCCACGGCAACCAAAGCTGCTGTACAGGCTAAGAAGTCCAAGTCCAGTATGGGAACTGCCATCCAAATTGAGATGGCCTTGGATCAAGCAAAGCGCTTTGAAGATGAGTTGCAGTTGCTGTTCATGCAGTCCGGCAAGATAGATGTCTGGAACAAGATTAAGTCCAGAGCAGCAGCGCTGGATGTTGAAGCGGCCCACGATGCTAGGCGCGAAAAGGAACTCGCTGAAAGGCGCAAAAAAGAGATTGACGAAGTCATTGAGTTGGCTCTTCTAGGGCTGGTGTTTACCGCCATGCTGGGGGCCATTACGTACTTTGTCTTTGGAATTCTCGAACAGTGCGGAGGGAAGTGCTGATGGCAAGTGACGCTCAACTTAGCATCATCGACAAGGTGCTGGCGTATGTCAGCAGTCCGTTCCGTCTGTTTGCAATGGTGCTGATGGCCGTCCTGACTTTTGCAGGGTACTTTGTCTACCAAAACCAAGAGCTTCTGATCGGCGCCTACAAGGAGTCCAAGAAGATTCCAAGCATTGCCGAGGACAGAGTTGAGGACGCAGCAGCGCACTTGTTCAAGCAGTCTGGCGCACTGGTGGTGGCGGTCTTCAAGGTCAACAGCATGTTTGGCACAAGGGTACTGTATCGGGCTTACGGAAAGAACGGCAGAGACAAAACAAACGATGGCTTGGACGTTGGCCTGTTCACGCAGAACTCAGCCAACAACGCTGATGTGGTCAAGCTCATGGCAAACGAGATTCCTTGCGGCGAGTACAAATCAGCGCAGTCGGAGATGGGCTTGTGGTACATCGCTAAGGGTGTTGCGTACACATGCCGTGTCAGTGTCCCACCCGAGCCGGGCAGGTTTGTCGGACAGATCACAGTCGGATGGGCAACAGAGCCTGAAGACATGGACAGCGCTCGGGCCATGCTTCAAATTGCAGCAACGATGTTATCAAGGAGTAAACAGTAATGGATTGGCTAAAACAAATCGCACCAACAATCGCTACCGCAATGGGTGGCCCACTGGCGGGGATGGCTGTGTCGGCTATTTCCAAGGCCATTGGAGTCAATCCTACCGAAGTTAGCGATCTTATCTCCAACAACAAACTTTCAGCAGAGCAGATTGCCCAAGTCAAAATTGCTGAAATTGAGCTTCAAAAACAAGCTCAAGAGCTTGGCCTTAACTTTGAAAAGCTGGAGGTTGAGGACAGGAAATCTGCACGGGACATGCAAGCCGCCACGAGGTCAATTGTTCCCCCAGCCTTGGCCGCAATCATCACGGTTGGATTTTTTGGCATTTTGGGGGCGATGATGTTTGGCCAAGTGGATGGCAACAACCCCACTATTTTGATGATGCTGGGCAGTTTGTCTACCGCTTGGACAGGCATCATTGCGTATTATTTTGGCTCCTCTGCTGGCTCACAAGCCAAAACAGACCTTCTTTCTAAGGCTCCAGCAATCAAATGACACCACACTTTACCCTTGCGGAACTGACCGCCACCAGCCACCGCCAGTTTGACAACACCCCAAACGAGGCCGAGACCGCTAACTTGCAACGCCTTGCCGAGTTTTTGGAGCAGGTCAAGGAAGCGCTGGACGGCAAGCCGATCATGATTAACTCTGGGTTTCGGTCAAAGCAAGTCAACGACAGCGTAGGTTCCAAAGACACCTCTCAGCACCGTATTGGCTGCGCTGCGGACATCCGTGTTCCGGGCATGACTCCCGATGCTGTGGTACGTGCAGTCATTGCTGCGGGTTTACCCTTTGACCAGATCATTCGTGAGTTCGATGCTTGGACGCATGTCAGTGTGACGAACACCCCAGCCGGAACCCCCCGTAGGCAAGCGCTTATCATAGACAAAGCAGGCACTCGACCTTTTGCCTAATTCATGGGAAAATGAGCTATGCCGTTACAAAAAATTCTGTTTAAGCCGGGCGTAAATAAAGAGAACACCCGCTACACCACCGAGGGCGGTTGGTATGAAGCCGACAAGGTGCGCTTTCGTCAGGGCAATCCAGAAGTTATTGGTGGCTGGCAACCGTTCTCTGCGGCTACGTACCAAGGCGTATGCCGGTCTTTGTGGAATTGGGTAACGCTTGGCGGCGACAATCTAATCGGTGTTGGCACGAACCTCAAGTTCTACCTTAATCAAGGCGGTCTCTACTACGACATCACGCCTATCCGTGCGTCTTCCACAATCAACAACAACCCGTTTGTGGTCACGAATGGCTCTGCTGTAGTTACCGTTACAGACACAGATCACGGCTGCGTCACTGGGGATTTTGTAACATACAGCGGCGCTGTTGGCCTCGGTGGAAATATCACGGCGGCGGTGTTAAACGCGCAGTACCAAGTCTCGGTCATCA